CAGCGCATTGATTGCCTGCACGGTCGTCTCTGCACGGCGATCCGGCACCATTATAATATTTTCGTTCCGGGTTTTGCGCTCGGTCAGCACCAGCAGTGCAACCGTGCTTTTCTTCTTGCCGGAATATACCGTGTCCATTTCCCAGTGTCCAAATTCTTCACGGTCTTTTACTTCCGCCGGGCGTTTTTCGATGCTCTCACCGGCAGGCGCACGAGCAGGATCCTTTGTTTTCACCTTTTTATAGTCGCCCTTATGCACTCCATGTCTTGGCAGAGCCTTTTGCGTCAAGTTCAGGAACACGCCCTTTTTGATGTAGCTGTATATGGTAGGCACCGATATATGCGTTTTGAATATCCGTCCTTCTTCCAAGGCATAACCGTACACAGCAGCCGGTGAACAGTCCTTATCTATAATGGTCTGTTCGATATAGCTTGCAAGCTCATGATCCTTGTCGATTTTAAGGTTTGGCCCCTTTTCCCGAAGATGTGCCTGATACCTTTGCTCTGCAATGTCCGGGCTGTATGTAGGAATCAGCTTCCACGTCTTACCGTCCAGCTTGTCATAACTGCCGCGCTTCAATTCCCGGTACACCGTGGACGGGTCCACCCGCAGCCTGTCTGCGATTTCCTTTACTCTCAGCCCATCTTTCAACCACTTTTCGATACGGATTCGGTCTGTAAGCGTAAGCTGTTTGAACACTCGCACGCCGTTTTCCTCCTTTCGACTATGGCGTTTATTTTCGTTTTAAGCGTAAATTATACGGTATACCGTTGTCAATTCGCAATTTTTCCACACTTTGCACATTTCCTTTGTGCAAAACTTCCAGACAAACAAAAAATCCCCCGCCAGCAATCCATCAGGATGCCAGCGGGGGATTTTCATTTCAGTGCAGAAGCATCGTCAGTTCATAGGCCACAAGGCCGGAAACCAACGCCGCAATGACTGCCCACCAGAGTTTGTTTCCAAATACTCCGGGGGCTTTTTCCAGCGCGGTCAAGCGGTCCTCCTGCTTCTTGTTCTGTGCCGTCACAACTTCAAGGCTCCGGTTTGTGGTTTCGAGTTGCTGGATGGTCAACTTGATATTGGTGTTCATGCCGTTTACTGCATCGGTCAGCTTCCCCAGCTCGTCCAGCCGGTGGGTGTTGCTCTGTGCACGGTTTTCGACCGCTGTCAGGCGATGTTCCAGTTCCTCGTCAGTCATTACGCTTGTTCTCCCCCACGTTACCGAAATGGGCCACAGTAGTGGTTTCTGCAGATTTCTTTGCCATGTAATCTTCGAGCTTCTTCTTGGTAAAGTCGAACACAAGTTGCACGATCCAATCCAGCGTCCGCTCATTGATTGCCCAGTCCAGCCAGTCCGGGGTGTACCCACGCAGTACGGCAATGACATGGGCTTTCTTTTCTGCACCCGCGCCACTGCCGAACTTTTCCTCTGCGTTGACGATCCACTTGTACACAGTCTTTGCGACCACAAGGCCGTAGCCCAGACGTACCGCCGCCAGCGCCGTGACCACAAGGCCGACCATCATGAAGATACAGGCCAGCCATTCAGGGAATGCCATCAGAAAAACTTTCAGAATGTTCTCCATTTTGTTTTCCTCCTACTCTTAACCCACCCAACGGCTCTTTACCGCACGGGTGTCGATGTGTACCCAGCCAGCAGGACGACCAGTTTTTACCGGGTAACGTCCGATGCCGCCGGTGTTTTTCAGCAGCGTTTCGGCGTAGGTCGCGAGCGTTTCCACGTCCACGCCCTGAATCCGAATATCTGCCGCCATACCGTAGCAATGCTGACTGTACGTTGCGCCCTTGACCGCCTTGTTATGGGCGGCAGTGCGATATGCGCTGGTGATCGTAACAGCCTTTCCAAAGTGATTCCGGATGTTCTGCAACAGTTTCACCAACACATCATCAATAAAGATGGGGTCAGTCCCATCCTTGCAGCGAAACTCTTTCACGGCAAAATTTGCGGACAGTTTCTTGTTACCATCCTTTGCCAGTGAATAGGCTTTAATCGCCATTGTCGTTTTCTCCTTTCTGGCTCAATGCCATTTTGCAGCCGCTCGACCCGCACTCAGCCACCAGCACGGCAAATTCGCCGCGCTCTGCGGTCGTGTCCGCACCACTGGTTTCCAGCCGGGTCAGCAGGCTTTCGCACAGATCGGGCCAGCTTTTATGCTGCATAGTCTTCGCCCGTGATGTCCTTGTAGTCGTCTGCGGTGATCTCGCCCTTGTTTATGCGCTCGGCCAGAACTTTCTTGACACCGGCGCGGCGGGATGCGGGCATCTCTGCCCAAGTCTTAGTGCCTGCAATCAGGCGGTTTGCCCAGATAATGTTCATGGTGATACCTCCTTATTCCTTGTTCAGCGCTGCGTCCAGCTCACACAGCGCGGTTTCGATGTCGGTCAAGCGCTTCTCGTTGGCCGCGTCCTGTTCGCACAGGGCATCTTCCATTTCAGCCACACGGTCGGGCAACTGTTCGTGCTCCTGCTGCTTCTTGGCTGCGGCTTCCTTCTCCTGCCGGGTGGGCAGATTGTCCTTTTTCCACTGAATCATGGTGACTGTCCTCCTTACTGGAATGCGCCGGAGACGGCTTCGATGTAGCCGCCCTCGCCGGATTCGCCGCGCTCCACGCTGACGCGGAAGTTAAACGCCGCGCCGTTGGTGGCGGTCTTATTCTCAAAGACGATGTTCACGCCTTTTTTTACCTCGGTCGTGGCATCCTGCCAGACCGGGGAGCTGTCGAGTGCGTTGTTGGTCACTTCGGCTTTGAACTTCGCATCATCGGGGATGGAGCCGGTCACCTGAAGCACGGCAACGGTAATGTCGCCCTCAACGGCCAACGGTTCAGCCAGCGTCACGCTTGCGGCGTGGACGGCCTTGGTAAAGGTCGCGGACGTGCTGACGGTTTCCTTGCCGTCGCTCACCTCAACGGTGATGGTGTGGTTGCCGTTCAGGATTTTCTGGAATCCGGCAGCGCTGGCCGTCTGCTCAAAGGTCAGGGCCGTGCCGCTGGCAACGCCGGTGCGGGTCTTGGTGGTCTTGCCGTCCAGCTTTTCAGTGACGGTCAAGGTGTCGCCGTCGGCATCCCTGACGGTGTACTTCCACGCAAAGGCCGCGTTCTTCCGCCCCAGAGCTGCGCCGTCCGTGCTGACGGTAGGTGCAGTGTTGACACTGACCGTGCCATCGTCAGAGACCACGAGTGTAGAGGGAAGAATGAAAGCGGGGCGAACACCATAGGAGCTGTAGCACCAGCCGTAGTTGCTGGAGCCACCGGTGTTGACGCTCCAGACGTTGCCGTCATCGCAGGTGCGCGGAGAGCGCAGCCACCAAACGGCAGCGGAGCTGCCATTGTATGCAATACGCTTGCTGTTACCGCTGGAGCTGTTGCCAAAGTATGCCAGCCTCACACCGTCCTTCGGGAAATAGCCGTTGTCGCTGGTCGTCCAACCAACCTCATAACCAGACAGCAGGAACACTTTGGTGCTCAGGCCGTTGGAGCCGGTGGCAAGGCTGCCGCCGGAACCAGTGCCGTTCTGGTACGGGATTTTCACCTGCTTAATAGCCGCCCGGATGCTGCTGTCGATGAGGTTGTAGAACGTTCCGTTCAGGTATGTGTGGATGCTGGAATCCTTGTAGGAGTTATTGTTGCCGAACGTGGACGTGGTGTAGATGTCCTTCATCAGCAGCCACGTTCCATTGCAACTCGAATCATAGGTGCTGGTATTCGGGTTGCCCTGCTGCACAACAATAAAATCTTTGGACGCGCCGTTGACTTTGATTTTGACAATGCTGCCAACGGCTTTCGTGCCCAGTTTTACGTTTGCCATTGTTACCTCCTTGTTTTCGTTCAGGCCCACGGCATGATCTCCGCGGGCCGCGTGTTCTGCGATACAGAGAGGGACAGGGCTTTGTGCTGCTTCTTGTAGATGCAGCGGCATTGCCTCGCCCGCCGTCTGTCACGCGCGAGTTTGTTCGAGTTGATTTTTCGATGGATAGGGATTTTACAGTCAAGCAATTTTTCGAGCCGGTCAGCGTACTTGCGGCGTAAAGAGTAAGTATCACCATGGGCGGCATGGGCATCCCACGCATCAAAGCTCCGCAGGATTTCCTGCTTGGTCACTTCGCCTGCGGGGTATGCCGTCTCCCAATATCTGATCTTGTTCTTCATCCGCTTGGAGCTATCCCGGCGCAGCTTTTGGATGACCGCGCCGGTGTCGGTCAGGTAGCTATGGAATCCCAGAAAATCAATACCGTTCCGCAGCGGGAAAATGGCGGTTTTCTGGTTCAGCTCAAGGCCGTAACTGTCCATGAGCGCCCGAACATCCCGGAGAATGCACTGCAATTTCTTCTTGTCCGAACAGATGATGTAGAAATCATCCATGTATCGGCCATAGTATTTGATGCGGTACTTTTCTTTGATGATGTGGTCGAACTCGTCCAAAAACATGAGGGCGAAAAGCTGGCTCGTCTGGTAGCCCAGCGGCAAGCCGTCCTCCATCACGTCGATGTAGATGCAAAGCAGCTCATAGACACGCGGGTCAACGCCGCGCTTGTCCAGCACGGCTTTGAGCTTGCGTTTTAGCTTCCGGTGGTCGATGCTGGCGAAGAAATGCCGCACGTCGCCTTTCAGCACCCAGCCGTCCGCGCCGTGGCCCTCACGGCGGTAATAGTCCACCATGTGGGTTTTCAGGCGCATCAGGCCGTCGTCTGTGCCTTTTCCGGTCTGGCTGGCGTGGCTGTCCCGGATAAAGCTCTTTGTCAGGGCATCATACAGGATGTTATCGACCAGAGCGTGCAGCACCACCTTGTCCACAAATGCGGGGGCGTGTACCATGCGGCGCTTCGGCTCGTAGACGGCAAAGACCTCAAACTTACTTGGCACATAGCGTATCTGCTGCCGAATGCTCCCGTCTGGCTGCCGCACATTGCAGACAGCCAGCTTACGGGAGAGCTTTTCCGTGCAGGCCAGCGCCTGCGCCTCGTACTCGATTGTTTTGCTTTTACTGCGCTTTCCCTTCCGGGCTTCAAGGTAGGCTTTGTAAAGTACCTCAAAGCTGCACAGTTCTTCGTATGTCAAAATGACCCTCCGCTGGTTCGCGTTACGGTAGTGGGCTGCATCCGGCAGGGATGGCCCACCTCAGCGGGATGTATTTATCACTTGCCTGCATCGGCAAGCGACAGGATGCGGTTTCCTTTGATGGGCGCACTGCTTTCAGCTTATGCCTACTCGTCACACGGTTCCATCAGAGCGGGGCGAACACCATAGGAGTTGTTGTACCAGTTGTTGTTGTTGGAGCCATCGGTGTTGACGTTCCAGACGTTGTTGTTATTGTTGGTGTTCGGAGAGCGCAGCCACCAAATGGCAGCGTCAGACAAACAAACCGCACCCTTTATGCAAAGCGGTTGCCCGCTGTGCGTTTACGGTTCCGGGTAAAGGACGGCTTTCAGGGCGGCAGCCTGTTCGGTCAGCCGTTTCCGTTCCGCTTCTGCCCGGAGTTTTTCGGCACGTCCGCGTTCCGACGTGAGCCACTTCATCGCCGGGTATTTTACGTCCGTGACCTTCTTTGTCCAGATACCGGCTTTCTTCGCACTGATGATACCTTCCTCCGTGCAGATGGTCAGGTATTCCAGCAGCAGAGAGCAGCCGTCCACAACTGCGCCGATCTTCTCAACGCGCTTGTCGTAGTCGGTCTGGAAATTGACGTTGTTCGCCGCGTGTGCATCCAGCAGGATTTGCCGGGCAGTCAGCCGGATGCCCTCACCGTACAGACGGAAAGTGCTTTTGGAAAAGCCCTCCCTGTCCCGTGTGTCGAGTGCATGGACGGCAGTGCCGCACACCTTCTGGATGTCGCGCACATCTTCGAGCGCCGCGACTTTCTGGATGATCTTCCGGGCATCGCTCCGGCTGATGTCGTCGGTGACAATGCGGGTTGCCCTCTGGGTGTACCGCAGCAGCTCCCGCGCATTCGCGCCGACCTTGAACGTTTCAGCCATCGTCAGAACTCCACCCTTGCCTGCTCGGCATTCCATGCGCCGGTCACGGTCAGGCCGTCCAGACTGCCGAACGTGGCAGAAAACGGGTTTTTCGTGACGTTCGTGCCGAACTTCAGCTCAATGGCCTTGATGCTGGCGTTCATAGCTGCCACACTGGCACGGATGTCGCTGTGGGCGTTCTCCGCACCGTTGTGAGCGTCCACGGCTGCGCTGATGCGCTGGTCGGTCTCAGCCTTGGTGTATGCGTCCACCGCCGGACGCTGCGATTCAGACAGCTTACCATCCGCATCCAGCGTTGCCACGCCGCCGGGGGCACCGGCCTGTTCTGTTTTCAGATAGCTGGATTCATCGTTCGACACGCCCGGCACGGCGACATTCACGTTTCCATATGCCATGTGTTAGTCCTCCTTTGGCTTTTCGCCCTGAATAATCCGGTACTCAGCAGTCAGCGCTTCCGCCGGGGCTTTCTTCGCCCAGATACAAATTTTCCCGGTCTGCGTTTCGCAGGTCTGACAGACACCGCAGTCCATCGCAGCGGTCAAGCTGTTCGGCGACAAGATGATGTCTGCGCGATCGGTCGCCGTCACATCTGCGGCAGTGATGTCATAACGCATGGGGTATTCCTCCCACGTTTCATCCTCCACCCAGCCGTCTGCCTTGATCGTGACAGACACAGAGGACAGCCGGTCAACCTTTGCCCTGTCCATTTCCTGCATTGCTTCCAGCGTTGCATTGGACAGCTCACTTGCCAGACTTGCCGCATACTTCTTTGCTTCCTGTGCTACCAGTTTCAGGTGGGTTACGAGTGCGATAATATTCATTCACGCTTGTCCTCCCTAAAAAAGCAGGCGAGACCGCCATGTGACGGTCTCGCCCCTCATACTTCTTTGGTAAGGTCAGTCAGCTTATGCGCCGAAAACCTCGGTCAGCATAGCGGTCACATCGCTGTCGGATGCGACGGTGCCGTGGATCACATCGGACGGCTCAGTGTACACGGTGGTGTCCACGCCGTCGATGGTGATATGACCGTTGGTCTCGCTGGCGGCGGTCTTGGTGGCACCAGCAGAAATGCCCTTCAGCTTTTCGCCCTCTGCATTGGTCATCAGACGCTTGCCGGTCTCAGC